GCTCACTTCCGTTTACTATCAGATACAAACTTTCTACCATATGGTAAGGCTATGATTGAAAACGGCCGTAGAGTTTGGAAACAATTACAATTAATGGAAGATGCGATGTTAATCCATCGTATTATGAGAGCTCCTGAAAAAAGAATATTCAAAATTGATATTGGTAATATTAATCCTAATGAAGTAGATAACTACATGCAAAAGATTATTAACAAAATGAAGAAAACTCCATTTGTTGATAAAAATACAGGTGATTACAATTTAAAATACAATATCCAAAACCTTACGGAAGATTTCTTCTTACCTGTTAGGGGTGGGGATAGTGGTACTTCAATTGACAACTTGTCTGGATTGGAATATACGGCAATAGAGGATATTGATTACTTAAAAGCTAAATTATTTGCAGCACTTAAAATACCTAAAGCATTTTTAGGATATGAAGAAGATGTAAATGGTAAAGCAACTTTAGCAGCACAAGATGTTCGTTTTGCTAGAACTATTGAAAGAATTCAAAGAACAATCGTTAGTGAATTATATAAGATTGCAATAGTTCACTTAGCTGGACAAGGTATTGATGATTCGGAAATGACAAATTTCCAACTTACTTTAACAAACGCTTCTACAATATATGAGCAAGAGAAAGTAAATCTTTGGAGTGAGAAGGTTAGATTGGCAACTGATATGAAAGGATTAAATATGTTATCTACTGATTGGGTTTACCATAATGTGTTTGGTATGAGTGAAGATGAGATGGATATAGAGAGAGCTAAATTAGTTTTAGACCTTAAAGACCGTTTCAGATATAATTCAATTGAACAGCAAGGACAAGACCCAGCAAATCCACCTCAACAACAAAATGTAGAGGAGGAGATTGAAAAAATGAAGCAGGAGATTGTTGATAATAAAGGTGGTAGACCAAGAGAGGGAAATACTTACGGAAAGGATAAGCATCCATATGGTAGAGACCCATTGGGTAACAAAGAAAATGAGAAAGAGAGAAAGAGAGAAACTCGTACAAATGAATCAAATAAGAAAATAGCACAAGAATATATAAACGGAATTTCGGCAAAAAAGAAGATTTTAAGTGAAAAAACTGAAAAAACTGACCTTTTAGATGAAAATAATCTGTTAGATGACAGTAAATTTTAATAAACATTAAAAAGTTTATATTTATATGTGTTAGTTTATGTACATAGGTTAAATTATAGGGTAATTAAATGAAAAAAATAAAACATTCCAAAGTTAAGAACACTGGAGTGTTATTTGAATTATTAGTAAGACAAATAACATTGGAGGTTCTTAATGGAGATAAGACTGAGAACGCAAAACATATAGTAAAGGAATTCTTTGCCGCAGGTACGGAATTAAATAAAGAATTACGTCTTTATGATTTACTATTAAAAGAAAAATACAATTCAGAATCAAAAGCTGAAATGTTCGTTGAGACTGTATCACAGGCTCATTCTAAATTAAATGTTGTAAAGCTATCTAAAGAAAAATACAATCTTATTAAAGAAATTAATTCAAAATTTGAATTAGAGCAATTTTTAACATCTCCTATAACTAATTATAAAGTATTAGCATCAATATATAAAGTGTTTGAATCTAAGAAATCTGAAAACTATGATATTAAAGATGTATTCAATTCTAAGATTACATTAATTGAAAATATTATCTCAAGACCAACTGCAAACAAAGTTGAACCTACTTCTGATAGTACAAAACTAATAGAAACCTACAAAAAACAGGATAAAGACCTACGATTACTAACCTATAAGATTCTTGTTGAAACTTTCAATAAAAAATATACAAATTTAGATGAAAAGCAAAAGGGCTTGTTAAAAGAGTATATCAATAACATGTCTAATACATCTAAATTTAAAGATTATTTGGCAGTAGAACTTCCACAAATTGTGAAAGAACTAAAAGCAATTAAATCTAAAATATCAGATAAAGTAACTACAATTAAATTGTCAGAAACTATTTCTGTTTTAGAAAAAATGAAAATTGGTAAAACTGTATCTGATAATAATGTTTCATCTATAATGCTTTCTTATGAGTTAATCAAAGAATTAAAATCAAAGGTAAATGTCAAATAGACTAAAAGAAATAATCAGAGGTATAGTTAAAGAAATCCAATCTGAAAAAGAATTGGAGGAAATGACTGGAACTGGTGCAGTTGCTGGATATGATACTCCAAACGCATTTGCTAAACCTGGTCAAACTGCAAAGAAAAACAAAAGATTAGCTAACGTAACTGGTGGTGACGTTGTTGATGATTTAGAAGAAGCAAAGGATTGGTTGAAAAACGATGTTCCTGCTAATTCTAAAAAACCATTAGCAATAAAACCAACTGCAACTGATTGTAGTGATTCTGGTGAAATTGCTGATAAGAGTGGTATGATATTAGCAAAGGATGATGACGAGGCTAGTTTAAATGAAAATCGTTGGTTAGAAATTAAAAACGGAGATGGTTCACCTAAAGCTAAAATGAGTAGAGGTGTGACATCTATCAAACAACAATTAGGTGAGGTAGAGAAATTTGTTAACTGGTATTCTAAGATAAAGAACGAGAATGGAGTTAAGAGAGGAGATTACTATAAAAGAACAAATAAGAGTTTACATAAGATAAAAGAAAGGTTAATGAATCTTTCAGAAAAAATAAGAACATTATAATATGAACACATCAATTACAAAATCAAGACTAAAAGAATTAGTTAAAGAAGTATTGGTAGAAGAAAACGAATATCAAGCGTTTTTTGCTAAAGCATTAGAAAAAGCTGGAAAATCTATCCCATCTATGAGTGATGAAGAAAAGAAAGCATTTTTTAATAAAGTAGATACTGCTTGGAATGGTAAGGGTGATAAGAATGAAGCATTAGTTGGTGGACAGAAAAAATTAGATGTTGATAAGGATGGTGATATTGAGGGAGATGATTTAGCAGATTTAAGAGCTAGTAAAAATGAAGCAAGAGATGCTGATGGTAATGAATTTCCTGAACTAGATGATTTTAAAGCAGCTATCAAAAAAATGATTCAAAATAATGATGTTGAAAAACTTTTAAAAAATAAAGTTGTTTCATATTTACAAAAAGAAAAAAGATTTGATGGCGCCGGTAATACAAATAGTATGAGATTATACGATAAAGTAATAAATGATTTACTTAAACACTAAGAATATATAATGAAAGGACTTTTAATAGAAACAAAATTATTTGAGGGAAAGGTACAAGAAGATGAAGGTGGAAGAACCATTGTTAAAGGTATTCTACAAAGAGCTGGTGCTGAGAATCAAAACGGAAGAATTTATCCGAAAGAAATCTTAATGAGAGAAGCTAAGAAGTATGAACAATTCATCAAAGAGCGTAGAGCATTAGGTGAATTAGACCATCCGGATTCTACTGTAATCAACTTAAAGAATGTTTCTCATAATATTAGAGAGATTCATTGGGACGGTGATGATTTAGTTGGAACTGTTGAAGTTCTATCTACTCCATCTGGTAATATCTTAAAAGAATTATTGAAGGCTGGTATTCTATTAGGTATCTCATCAAGAGGTATGGGTTCTACTCGTAACTTATCTGGAAACAAAGTAGAGGTACAAGAAGATTTTGAATTGATTGGTTGGGATTTCGTATCTAACCCATCTACACATGGTGCATTTATGGTACCTGTAAACGAATCGGTTAATAGAGGTTTACAACAAATCGGAACTGATGTTTGCGGAGAATTCTGTAAAGCACAAGACTTAATGAGAGAAATAATAACTGAAATAGCATAAGAATGGCAAAGAATTTTGATATATACGATTTCGTACACAACAATAAGATAACCTTAAAAGTTGATGGCAATAAAGGAACAACTGTAGCGAAAGCATACAATGATATCCGTAAAACTAACTTGAAAGAAGTAAAGATAGTAAATGGTAAATTCAGTATAGCTGAAAGTTTAGAAGATGGTGACAGAAAATTATCTCCGGAAGTTAAAAAACACTTCTTAGAGATTATTTCTACTTACAATACTTTTCAAGACCAAATGAGAAGACAATCTGATTTGACTGAAGTTGCAAATACTTTAGGTGCTATTGTTGAGGCTGCAAAGGAAATGACATTAAGAGAAAGTGGTGACTGGTTTGATAATGTGACTGTAAAAAGAAATATGACTGAATTAGACAAATTAGGTAAATCATTTGATAAGTTCGCTGTTGAAGCAAAATCAATGGATGAAAGATTGCATTCTTTATATGAAGATATGGGTCACATCTTAAATCGTTATTATGAAATCGCTGATATCCCTGTGGATACAATGAAAGAAAGATTAGGTAAAAAGAAATAATTATGATTCGTTTAGGTGGTTTAGTATCTCAAAAAGCATTTGGTAAATTTGAAATGGGTAAAGTAATTTCTAATCCATTTGCAAACGCATTCATTAAAGAAGGGGAAGGTGAAGACCATGAAGTTTCTATGGCAAATAATTCATTAGATACCATTATTAAGATGGCAACTGAATTGAAAGCTAAAATGGGTGAGGATGAAAAAGATATTCCTGCTTGGATTCAAGACCATATTACAAACGCTGAGAACTTCATTTCACAGGCATCATCTAACTATCACGAATACGGAACAAACGAATCGGTAAATGAAGGAGTGGGTAAAGAAGCAATGGGAATTGCTGGATTTACTGGTACTCGTGGAATTGCAGTACAAAAATTTATAGATGATTTCAATTTGAACGCTAAAAAGCTTTTTAACTTTATATCTAAAGGAAAGTTAAAAGATAGAATGGATTTCGCAACAGCAATAAGTGGAAAATCTGGTAACAAATATCAGGGTAACTTTGTAGGTATGTTTGGAGAAGGTACTATAAACGAAGATTCCGAAACAAAGAGATTGGAAATGTTGATTAAAAATTTGGAAGAAACTATTAAACTATTAGTACAACAACTTAAAGATAATAAAAGTTTACCAAGCAACAAAAAAGAAAATATTAAAAAATCAATAGCACTGAACTTAGATTTAATTAACTATTATAAAAAATGGTTAAAAGATTACCAAGCAGCTGCAAACGAATCATTGGTAAAAGAAGATGGCCCTTGTTGGAAAGGATATAAGCAAGTTGGTATGAAAGATAAAGGTGGTAAGCAAGTTCCAAATTGTGTACCTAACGAATCAGTAGTAAAAGAAGATATTCCTACAAAAGAAGTTTCTCCTGCTGAAAAAGCAAAAAATATAAATAATAGAATTAAAGTACTAAGAGCTCAAATAGGTGCACAAAAAGATCCTGTTAAAAGAGCTAAAATACAATCTACTTTAAGAAATGCAATGCAAACCCTATCTAAAAATAGAGGTGGTTCTAATAAATAAATTCTAAAGAAAAGTATAGTTTTTTTACGTTTTGTAAAATTTTATATATTTATTCTTAATAATAACCTATTAATTTAGGTTTTTCTATTGGTAAATGAATACTCTCGTTCTATGAGAAGTGACCAAAACGCCAATCAAAAACATACATTGAAGTCCACAAATTTAATGACTTCAGAAATCCGATAAATAAGGAAAACAAATGGCAAGTTCAAAATTGTTGAAAGAAGCAATTGCTGATGCTAAAGCTGTACGTGAAACTGCTATCGCTAACGCTAAAATCGCATTAGAAGAAGCATTTACTCCTCGTTTACAATCTATCCTATCTCAAAAATTACAAGCCGAAATGGAAGGTGATGAAGAAGATACAGAAGATGCAGTAAATGAAGATAATGATACTTCAAGTGAGATTGGAAGTGGAGCAGATAACAAAATGCCTACAGACAAAGTAAACTCAGCACAAACTGACCTAAGTGGAATCTCTAAACAATCTGGTGAGCCAGGTAGTGAAGGTGAAGAAACTAAAGTTAAAGACCTAACCGAAGGTGAAGATGAAGAAGATGCAAACCAAAATGGTGTAGCTGATGATTCTGAAATCGCAGGCGAAGAGCGTGGCGATAGACAAGCATTCGAAGGTGATGACGAAATGGCTCCTGAAGCTGACGAAGATGAATTAGATTTAGAATCTATCATCCGTGAGTTAGAAGCACAAATCGCAGGTGAAGAAAGTGAGGAAGAAATTCCTGCTGAAGCACCAGCTATGGAAGGTGAAGAAGCACCGGTTGAAGAACCAGTAGCAGCTGAACCAACTGAAGCACCAGCAGTAGAGGGTGAAGACCCAGCTATGGCTGATGATGAAATCGATCTTGATGAAATATTAAGAGAGATGGGATACGGAGAAGATGAAGCTGAAGAAGAAAAAGCTGATGATGCAACTGAAATGAAAGCTGAAGTAGCAAACCTACAAGCTGAATTAGAAGAAGCATTAGCAGTAATCAAATCTTTGAAAGGTACAATCAACGAAGTAAACCTTTTAAACGCTAAATTACTTTACACAAACAAATTGTTCAGAAGTTATAACCTAACTAACGAACAAAAAGTTAAAGTTGTAGAAAATTTAGACAGAACTTCTAACGTAAGAGAAGTTAAATTAGTTTACGCAACACTTTCTGAATCAATGAAATTCACAGGAACTGAAAGAAAAGTAGCTCAAGTTAAAAAGAACATTACCGAAGGTATTGCTTCTAAGGCTCAAGCTTCAACAGCTCCTAAA